ATGAGCAAAGGCAGTAATCCACGGCCATTTTCGGTCAAACAAGAGAAGTTTGGCGATAACTGGGATCAGGCTTTTGGTGAGAAAGAGCGGGTAGAGACTATGCGCTACTTGACCGACCCAGAAACAGGCAAATTAATCCCCGAATATATGTGGGATCAGTACGATATGCGCCCACCACCCCCACCCAAATCCCACTTCATACACAGGGATTATCAGGACTATGCAAGTCCGATCACTGGCGAGATTATCTCAGGCAGACGGCAACACCGTTATGACCTTGAGCGCAACGGGTGTCGTGTATCCGAAGGGCAAGAATCCGAACACCGTGCGGCTAATGCACATTTAGCGCATGAGGATAAGAAGTTAGACCAAAAACTTGATAAGTCAATGGCAGAAACGCTAAACGACATTAAGTATCAAAATAACCCTCCACCGGAAACGGATAAAGCGGGGAACGCCAAAATGTCATGGACATTCGGCAAGGACTAGGAGAACACTATGTCTGAAGTACAAACCCTCGACGAGTCAATGGAGGAAACGCTGAGTGAAATCAGAGCCTCAGAAGCGGAGGAAATTGAGGAAGTTGAAGCGGAAACGCCGAGCGAGGAAACGCCGAGCGAGGAAACGCCGAGCGAGGAGGCACCGGCAGATGAAGGGCCAGCCCGTGATGAAAAAGGCCAGTTTGCCGAGAAAGACCCAGAATCCGAGGGCGTAGAACAGCCTGAAATCGTAGTTGCTGAGAATCTACTTGACGACGACGGCAATGAAATTAAAGAATATGTGAATCCACCGAGTACCTGGCGTGCATTAGCCAAATCGACATGGAATGAACTTTCTCCGACGCATAGGGCTGAAATACACAAACGAGAGCAGGATTCCATGCGTGGTGTGGAAATGCTCAAAGAGGACGCTAATTACGGACGCCAGATAAACTCCGTTGTAGCCCCTTATATGCCCACAATCAACGCCAGAGGCAGTAATCCGACGGAAGCGATCGGCACAATGTTGAACGCTTATTACGTCTTAGAGACTGCCGCACCGCAGCAAAAAGCGCAGCAATTGTGGGAAACAGCAAAACAGTATGGCGTTGTTAACGAAATGGTGGCATTATATACCAATCGACAATCGGTTCAGTCCCAAGGTTTAACCCAACAGGACGTGGATCGGACTGTGGATCGGACTGTAAATGAGCGATTGGCGGCAGCGCGACAACAGGCGACCGAGCAATTAGTCGTTAATGAAGTACATCAGTTTGAAACCGCAGTGAATACGGATGGAACCCTGAAGCATCCTTACTTTGAAAACGTAAGGCAGCAGATGGCTTCCATTGTAGAAGCGGAGGGGATAGACCTCGAAACCGCTTATGAACGCGAAATATGGGCGAATCCTAAGATCAGGCCGATTTTGATGAGCGAACAGGCTCACTCAGATTCAGCCAAACGTCAGGATCAAGCAACAGCGCATGTGGAAAAGGCTAAGAAGGCTCTGGATAACAATCTTGAGCGTAGTGGCTCCCACAGCGTTAGACAGCCAACCCCCACTGGAAGCGTTGACGACACTATGGCCGAGACTATGGCAGAAATTAAGGCGCGGTCATAATCAATTAACTTTTTTGTGAGGAAAGAAAAATGGCTTCTCCAAACAGTACATTTACGGAACTGGTCACGACCACTTACCGTAAGCACAAAGCGGAGTTTGCTGATAACGTCACGAACAACAACGCCCTGCTCATGCAAATGAACAGAAAAGGCCGTAAGAAGGTTGAGGACGGTGGATTAACACTCGTTGAGGAACTTGATTACGCAGAGAATGGTACATGGCAGCGATATAGCGGCTATGACGCTCTGGATATTAGTGCAAGTGATGTGCTGTCAGCAGCAGAATACAACTGGAAACAAGCAGCGGTACATATAACTGCATCTGGTCGTGAACTGCGAATTAACTCCGGTGATCGACAAATCACGAATCTCGCCAAATCCCGTCTGAAAAACGGTATGCGAACCTTCAAGAACAACATTTCGTCTGATATTTACTCTGACGGAACTGCCTCTAATCAGATCGGTGGCCTTCAAGCCCTGATTCCTGATACTGCTGGCGGTACTGTAGGCGGCATTGCTTCAGCTACCTTCACGTTCTGGAAGAACACGGTACAGGACGCTTCAAGTCCTCTATCTGGTTCAGCAATCACGCTTTCGACTAGCACGTTTGAAAATCCCTTCATGCTTCAGCTTTGGCTGGAACTTGTACGAGGGAATGACAAGCCTGATTTGGTTGTTCTATCCAACGATTACTTCACTTTCTTTGAAGGGTCGCAAACTTCTATTAAGCGATACACCACCGATACTGACAAGTCTACGGACTCAGCCAGCGCCGGCTTTGTTTCACTGAAGTACAAGACTGCTGACGTTATCTTTGACGGTGGATCAGGCATCTCAGCCGCCCACGGGTATATGGTCAATACGGATTATCTCAATCTGTGCTGCCACCGCGATGCTGAAATGACTGAAGTTGAGGAACAGAGAGCAATTAACCAGGACGCAGTAGTTATCCCGATTATCTGGATGGGCAACTTAACCTGCTCAAACCGATCTTTACAAGGTGTAATGCACGCATAGGAGTATCAAATGACGCATTTAATAGGCGTAAAGCTAACCTCAAATGATTCCTCTGCCGCATTCGCAGAAGGTACTGTTTATACGGCTTCCAATGGGAAAAAGTATAAATATGTAAAAGTTCTCAATGAAACTGCAACTGTTGCCGGCGCTGCTGGCGATGTTGTTGGTTACTTGGGATCACCTGGAGCGACTGAAAACAATACCGTTGTTACTGATAACAGTGACGCAGCCACAAAGCCCGTAGGGGCTGGTGTACTGCAAGTCGCTGTTACTGGTGCAACTGGTACTGCGGAGTATGTTTGGGTGTTGGTTCAAGGGCCATTCACAGCAACTCAGGATTTGGCGGGTACTCCTGCTGATGGTGATGCGCTGTATTTGTCCACAACCGACCTTACTTTAACCTTGGCTGCGGCTGTAGACGATCCCGTTTGCGCTTATGCCATTGACGATTCTGCTGATAAGTGTATGGCAGCTTTCGCACATTAAAGTAAACCGCTAAAGAGAAGGGGTGTAGTATACTTTGCTACGCCCCTTTTTTATGAATGATCCACATGAAACGCATTAACGGCACAAACGCCATAGCGAGGAAAATATGTCTAGTAACCTAGCAAGTAGTTATACAGCATCAGATGCAGAGAGAGCCGGAAAAAAACCAGACGCATTCAGGGAGGACGACCCACCCTCATTGCGATTTGAGCATGGAACCGCCGAGGATCGGCAGGAGTCCATGAAGCAGGGTAGAACCGTATATGTGCCGACTATTGAGGTTCATATTCGCGCCCACGGGGATATTAAGTGTGAAGTCCCGTATATTGCTGAAGGCTGGGCATTTGAGACAAGAGAGATTGAGAAAGAAGTTCAGCGCCCTGTTTACCGCACTGTTGAAAAGAATGGTGAGTGGGTTGAGGAACAGGTCATGATTACTGACACTGTTCAGGAAGCATATCAATTTCGTGTTGCTACTACGCCGTGGGGGGATCAGCTTAAAGAGCGATTACACCACAAGCGTATATCCCAGAGTTACTATGATTACTGCATGTCAGCACTGGCGAGATTCAAAGAAGGTTCTGAAATGCCTGTTGAGGGTACACCGATTGTTGGGTGGAATCAGATCAACATGGCTATGCAGAAAAACGCCGTAGACCTTGGAATTAACACGATTGAGCTTGCGGCTGAAATGACCGACGAGGCTATGGATGCGCTTGGCATGGGAGCGAGGGACGTTAAGAAAAAGGCGATTGCTTATATTTCGGCTTCTGACGGCCAGATTTCAGGTGCTAAGTTGGTTGCCTTGGAATCCGAGAATGAGCGTACACGCGCACAAAATGATACACTAGCGGCTAAAATCGCTGATCTTGAGCAACGTATTCAAGACGGCGAAAAGCCAAAACGACGAGGCAGACCGCCAAAGGCTCCAGAGCCAGAGGTGTCTGAAAGTGCATAATGTCCTTATTAACAATGGTTCAAAAGGTTTCCCGTAGGGTTGGCATAGCCGTCCCCAACTTGGTTGTCGGTAATACTGACGTACAAATAATTCAACTTTTGGCGTTAGCCGACGAGGAAGGCGAGGACTTAGAAACTCGTTGCCATTGGAGGGCGCAGGTTAGAGATACGACCTTCACGATTGTCGGTACTGCTAATCAGGGTGCAATCGACGGGACAGTGGTCAGTGACGGTGATTTCGACCACTTTATCAATGATTCGATCTGGAACCGCACCACCTCATTACCGATAACTGGCCCTCTGAATGATATGGAGTGGCAAACACTCCAAGCCTCCCCAGTGACCGGCCCTTACCAACAGTGGCAGGAACGTGAGGGTAATTTCTATATTGCCCCCACCCCGACTGCTGGCGAGACAATGGGTTTTTCCTATGCCTCTACTTCCTGGTGTCAGAGTTCAGGTGGCACAGGTCAGGCGGCATGGGCAGCCGATAGCGATACCGGATTGCTGGACGAAAACCTTATGGGTCTTGGTCTACGCTGGCGCTGGTTGAAAACGAAGGGTTTGGAATATGCAGAGGATTTTGCGACTTATGAGCGTAGAGTTATGGACGCAATGGCCCGTGACGGTTCCAAGCCAATGTTAAGTCTTGAGTCCAGAGATAGAGATTACCGTCAAGCTGGCGTGATTATCCCGATTGGCAGCTGGGATTTATGAGAACCCCCGCTTTCCGCAAGAGAGCCAGAGGGCGTGAGATTTCCCGCACTCACTCTGTTTCCGCACCGGTCAAAGGCTGGAACGCCAAAGATTCCCTTGCTGATATGAAGGAGGGTTATGCCGCTGAAACTGATAATTGGTTCGGCAATACCACTGACGTAAGGGTTCGCAAGGGCTATTCGGAGCATGTAACGGGCATAGGGCAGCAAGTTGAGTCCTTAATGCCGTATAACGCGCAGGATGGTACACAGACCCTCTTTGCTGCGGCAAATGACTCGTTTTACAATGTCACAAGTGCTGGAGCCGTTGGTGCTGCTGTTGTTGGATCATTGACGAATGCCCGTTGGCAGTACGTTAATTTCACCAATTCCGCTGGAAACTCCTATTTATGCTGCTTTAACGGTACTGACGCACCGAGATACTGGGATAATTCCAACTGGATAACGATTACCGACGCTTCTACCCCTGCTATTACGGGGGTAACTACCACTGATATTGTAAATGCCACGATATTCAAGCGGCGTATGTATCTCATATTGAACAACTCGCTCTCGCTCTATTACCTGCCGGTTGATTCGGTTGGTGGAGCGACGGCTAGAACTCGATTAGACGGCTATTTCTCCAAAGGTGGGTATTTGGTTGCCGCCGAGACATGGACATTAGACGCTGGTGAAGGCTCAGACGATCATTTGGTCGTTGTCTCCAGTGAAGGCCAAGTAGCTGTGTTCAAAGGTACAAATCCTTCCTCCACGAACTCATGGGGGTTGATTGGTATCTGGAACATTGGCGAACCGATAGGCTCAAGGTGCTTGATTAAGTACGCTGGCGACATACTAACCCTTACAGTTCAAGGGGTATTTCCGCTATCTGGGGCGCTACAGTCCTCGCAGACTAACCCACAGGTTGCCTTGACCGACATGATTTCAACGGCATTTACTGACGCAAGTGTTAATTACCGCAGTAATTATGGCTGGAATATGACCTTCTTCCCGCAGGGTAATCAGGTATTGGTTAATGTGCCGGTTAGTGAGGGATCGAAGCAGGAGCAGTACGTCATGAACACGCTGAATGGTGCGTGGTGGCGATTTACCGAGATCGAGGCTAATTGCTGGGCAATATCGAATGAGAAAATGTACTTTGGCGGTGACGGTGTTGTGGGTCATTTTGGTGAGTTATTCGCTGATAAAGGTCTGAACATAGACGCGCAGTTAAAACAGGCATTCACTTATTTAGGGGCAAAGGGCCGGTTGAAGCAGGTTAATTCTGTCAGACCCAACTTCTTGTCCAATGGTACTCCAGCAGTTTATATGGGTGTTGCTGTTGATTTTGGCGACGACGTACAGGGGCAAGCAGCACTGACTTTTACCCCCTCCCCACATGGTTTGTGGGACGCAGCACTATGGGACGGGGCGACATGGGGCGGTGATGTGAGTTCGTTCAATGATTGGCAGACCGTTAATGCAGTAGGGACAGCCATCGCATTACAGTTGAGTACCATTAGTAATGGATTGGACGTAAGATATACCGCTTCTGACTATTTATACGAATATGGAGGAGTAATTGGTTAGTTTTGTGCCATTAGAGCGCGTGCATTTGGACTATATGGGCGAGGCAAGACCGAATTTATGCGAGGATACGAGAGGAATAACGGCATTAAACAACGAAGGAATACCGGAAGCAGTATGCGTTTTCGATAGTTGGTCGTATAATAGCTGTATTATTCATATATGGATAGGAAACCCGTTTGTTTTGCGTCATGGTTTCGCAGAGGAGGTCTTTAAGTTTGCCTTCAGTGAGGAATCAGGTAGGACGAAAATCATCGGAATCACGCCTTCTGACAACCAAAAGGCACTGAAGTTTATCAAGAACATTGGTTTTTATGAGATTGGTAAAATTCAAGACGGTTTTAAGGTTGGTGTAGATTACGTTCTCACCGAAATGACAAAAGACAAGTGCAAGTATTTCAATAGGAATGCGGCATAGGAGTTTCATAAATGGGCAAAAAATCGGCCCCTCCAGCACCCGATTATTCGGGGGCGGCTAAAGAACAGGGCGCAGCCAATGAACGGGCAGCGTACCAAACTACCGTCCTGTCCAACCCGAATGTCGTCACCCCGTATGGCACCCAGACAACAACATGGGGGCGACAAGGCACAGGCGGTGGTTTTGGTGGTCAAGGGCAATTTGACTCCGCTGCATATCTAGCCAAGCGTCCTGACGTTGCTGAAGCAATGGAATCAGACCCCAACTTGACTGCTTACGGGCATTATCTGGAAGAAGGGCAGCGTAAGGGATTTGGCTATACTCCGGGGTTTGAGGCTGGATTAACCGCACAAGGGCAGAATCCGTGGACTTGGTCGCCTACTGGTGGGAGTGATTCTACCGGTGGCTGGGCGCTCGGTGGTGGCGGTCAATACGGCGGTGGACAGTACGGCGGGATTAACACCAGTGGTGTTTATGGCGGTGGATACACTGGTGCTACCAGCGGAGGCAGTGGATACGGTGGATACGGCGGTGGATACGGTGGTGGATACGGCACAGCAGGAATCCCGCAAGCCACGGTAACGCAGACATTCTCGCCTACTGAGCAACAAAAGTTCGATCTCGGCCAAGGGTTAGATATTGGTCTGTTACAAACTGCTACTACAGGGCTTGACGACATTAATAGAATGCTCGGCACTTCATTCGATACGTCGGGAATGCAGGGTGTTGACCCAGTTACCAACCAGACCTCCAGCATTACGGGATACGGCCAAACTCCGATTGGCTCCAATTACGGTTCCGGTGGGGGTCAGGTAGGTATTCAGCCGTGGTTCCCTGGTGCTGGCGGCGGATTTAATCAAGGCGACGGTGGATATGACAGTGGCGGTATAAATCCAGGTGGCATGTATACCGGCGGTGCTGGCAGTAAAAAAGGCGCTCCACCCCCCAATCAGAACATTGTTGGCGACAGAAGTGGACTGAATACCGCTGGATTAGGGCAGTACGGGAATATCGACCTTAACCAACTTGCTCAACAGGGCAGCATAGACACTGGCGGAATGAGAGGTTTTGACCAACTATCTGCACAAGGATTGGGCGGATATGGTTCGATTGACCCCAACCAATTACCGCAACAGGGCAACATAGATACCAGCCAGTTGCAGCAAATGACCGGCATAGACCTGTCGCAATTAGCGGAACGAGGGAACATAGATACCTCTGGATTACGGGATTTCTCTGCCCTCAACAATCAAGAATTGCAGGGCGTTGCCGATATAAACCTCGGTCAATTATCTCCTCAAGGACAACTGCGTAATCAGGATTTGAGCGATTTCAGTAGATTGAGTCAGGGTGGATTGCAGGGATTTCAGGAAATTGACGTAAATCAACTTTCGCCACAAGGTCAGTTGAATAATTATGGTATGGCCGGCGTAAACCAGGTCGATCCCAGCAGGTTACGTGATTATCAGATTGATCCCTCAGTAGGTGGATTGAATCAGATCACTGACGCAATGAAAGCAAGACAAGACCCATTGTTCGCCAAGCAACGCTCTGATATGGAAGCTGATCTGATTGCCAGAGGCTTTACACCGGGGACTGAAGGCTATAACGAGCGTATGGACGAGATCAACCGGCAGCAGAATGATTTTAACACCCAAGCTATTTTAGCCGGTGGTCAGGAACAAAGCCGTATCGCTGGACTTGAGAACGCCCGTAGATCACAAGGATTGACTGAGCAACAGGCTCAAACTGCGTCACAAATGGGTATGCGTGGGCAGGAATTCTCTGAACGTCAAGCGATAGGGCAGTTTGCTCAACAGCTTAGAGGGCAGGGGTTGAGTGAGCAACAAATTCAAACTCAGATTAATAACGCAATCCGTGGTCAGCAGTTCGGGGAACGAGCAACGATCACTGACGCTTATGCTGGTCAGAGAGGGCAGGAATTTGGCGAACAAGAATCTATGGCTCAGTTTGCCCAGCAATTACGCGCTCAAGGACTGAATGAACAGGAAGTTCAAGCCCAAATGGACATGGCGATTCGTGGTCAACAGTTTGGCGAAAGACAGGCTATTTCGGCAGACGCACAAGCGCAGAGAGCGCAGCAGTTTGGCGAAGAGACTACTCTGGCTCAATTCCAAGAGCAGCTAAGAGCCGCTGGATTGAACGAACAACAGGTTCAGGCCCAAGTCAATATGGCTATAAATCAGCAGCAGTTTGGTCAACAAGAAGCAATGGCTCAGTTCCAACAACAGTTGAGATCTCAGGGGTTGAACGAGCAACAAGTTCAAGCGCAAATGCAGAATGCCGCAAGGCAGGGGCAGTTCGCTGAACGTGGCGCTATTGCCACTGACGCACAGGCTCAACGTGGACAACAGTTCGGTGAGCAGGAATCCTTAGCCCAGTTCCAGCAACAGTTGAGAGCGCAGGGATTGAGCGAACAGCAGGTTCAGGCGCAAATGCAGAACGCTGTCCGTAGCCAGCAGTTTGGCGAGAGGGCGGAAGTTGCAAGTTATGACGCTGCCGAAGCACAGAGAATGTTCCAGAACATGACGAGTGAAGATCAGCGCGTGTTCCAGAATATGAGCCAAGAACAACAACGTCAGTTCATGAATAATCAGTCCTTCCAGCAGCAACAAGCGCAGGAACGTCAACGTCAGATACAGGAACAGGCATATCTCCGTAACTTACCGCTTAATGAAATAAACGCGCTTAGAACTGGTACTCAGGCTCAATTACCGCAGTTCCAGCAGTACAGTGGCGCACAGGTAGCTCCACCACCGATATTCAACGCAGCACAGGCACAAGGTAATTATCAGGCCGACACCTATAACCCAAGTGATTTAATGGGCGGATTATTTGGCCTTGGCGGAGCAGCATTGGGGGCGGCAGGTGCAAATCAAGGTGGATTCAAGGGACTTTTCAAGTAAACCATAATGCCAATACCAGCCCCACCGACACGCCCGATTAGTCTCCCAGCCCCTCAGATAGAGGAAAGCGAACCAGAAGGGTTATTTAACTTCCACAAAAAGAGCCTTAAAAACTCACTAACACCGTGGAAACTATTTAGTTAGGACAGATAATGGCTAATTACAACTACGTTCCTTCAGACCAAGTAGCCCTTCAGCAGAGAATGGCTGAAGAACTAATGAACACACCCATGCGGGAGGGATTGCGCGGTGGACAGCCGACCGATTGGGGCAGGGGCTTGGCTCACATGCTGCGCCAGTGGCAGGGCGGTAAGCAACTGCGTGAGGCTAAGGAGCAACTGAAGGTCAATAAGGAGACTGAAGGCAGGGATTGGGACAAGTTGCTTGCGATTGCTGGAAATGAAATGGCTACTTCTGGATTAGGGCCGCTAAAGCAAGACGCGCCTATGGAGTCCGAAGTTGGTAAACAGGCTGCATTATCACAGGCATTGAAACGCGCTGATAGGAGGCAAGGTCACGCTAACGACATGGAATTGGCTGAACAAAGATACGGTAAGGATGGCGCTTACGGTAGCTCGTCTAATATCCGTGACATTGAACATTATCAAAGTATGCCTGAAGGCCCAGCAAAAGAGCTAATGAAGCAAGCGATAGCGCGTAACCAGTATGGTGACATGGGTAATTCGCGCCAGCTTATGAATACATTGGGTTCCGGCGGTGGGCAACCTACTTCACCACCAATGCCGCAGGATAGAATGAATACGCCGTTAATGCAGCAGGGTGGCGCAGGACTCGCTGGGCAACAGCAAAATCCTCCGCAGAATCAAATGGCGGCAGCATTGCAATCTGGCGGTCAACCGGCTCCAACACAATATACTCCGCCTCCAACTGAGTTTCCGATTGAGATACCCAAAAAGGATATGCCAGAGCATAAAGGGGCTGTCAAAGCTGCGGAAACAACGGCAGAATTGTCCGCCATAAAGGACTCTGAGGTTGGCGGCGCAGCAGCTAGAGCGCAAGGGTTATACGCGAATTCTCAACGCCTAATAGACAAGACCACGCAACTCCTTGATCACCCTGGCTTTGACACTTCTTTCGGTGCATCGGCATATTTAGACCCTAGATCACACCTACCTGGCACTGATTCAACGGACGCTCAAGCCATTAGAAGCACGATTGTTGACCAGATTTTTGTTGAGTCTTTGCAGTCTATGAGGGCGTTGAATAAAAGCGGCGGGGCAGTTGGTAATGTCTCTAATAAAGAAGGTGACCGCATGGAAAACCAAATGGTTGCCGTCAAGAAAGCGCAGAGTGATGAGCAAGCTAGAAGCGAATTTGAGAAGTTGGTCGAAATGCAGAAAGAGGCGCAGCAAAGGATTAAGGACGCATTCAGGCTAGATTATGGCGATAGAATCCCTCTCGATGAGATATTTGCGCCACCCAAAGACGTTAAATCCATGTCAGATGACGATTTGTTTAACTAATGGAAACCAGAGAAAAATGGCAGGAAATAGCTGATCGTGGCTTACAGGATCGGTTTGACCCAGACACAAGGGCCAAATTTGACGAGGCTGTAAGCCGTGGTTTGATTACTATGGCCGCTGAACGTCAACCGCCCCAAGACCCGCAAACACTTGCTGATCAGTTAAAAGGATACGGCCAAGACATTGTTTCTGGTGGCACAGCTTTAGCCAGAGGTGGAATGGGGATTGCTGCCGGCGCTGCTGGTGATATAGGCCATTTCACCGGCCTTGAATCACTTGAGGAAGCTGGATATGGCGCAAAGCAACGGCTTCAAGAGGACGAACAGCACCGCAGGGATAATACGACAAGTATGCCATTAAGGTTAGCGTCTGAAATTGCCACTGGCGGTACTGCCGGAAAAGGCATTAACATGGGCAAAAACTTCATGCAGAAAGTGCTGACCGGTGCTGGCGTCGGCGGTGGATATGGCGCATTAACCCCCGCTGTTAGTGATGAGGAACAGGCTTCTCAAATTGCCCTTGGCACTGGGGTTGGGGCAGGTATTCCCGCGACCCTTGGAGCAGCAGGAGCGGTATTGAAAGGCGGCAGGAATTTAATTGACCCCCTTCTTGCTGGTGGCGGTAAACGTGCTGCTGGAAGGATTATGCGGGATACGGCTGGTGAGGATCGTCAGGCGATAGCCAAGCTCCTGCGTGAGAACAAACAATTACCTGAAGGCCAAGCGGCGGCTGGTGAGATAGCGGCTCCTGCTGGACGTACCGAGTTCTCAGCTTTGCAAAAAATATCGGAATCAGGTGATCCAACAGCGTATCGACGAGCAAGATTAGCCGACGATGATTCAAGAAAGGCGCTAGTTGAGGCCATATCAGGCAAAGGCGACGACTTAGAGCAAGCTATATCCGCCCGTGGCGCTCAAGCAGACATAAATTACAAGGCAGCATACGCTGACGACGCACTAGGCCGTATGCCTCCTGATAGTGAATTGAAAGCGATTGTATCTAACCCTCATTACAGAAAAGAAGTTGGGGATGCGGCAGAGTCAATGAAAGCGCGGGGATTAACGCCAGAAAACGACCTAACTCAATTCCTCCATTTCGTGAAAATAGGGTTGGACGACAAGTTAGGAAAGATTGGCGATAACGCCTTGAGCAGCACGAAAAAGGCTGAAGTACAGGCATTGCGTGGTGATCTGATAGATTGGATGGGGACAAGAAATCCCCAATATGGCAAAGCAAGGTCAGAGTTTGCGGAAGCGTCTAAACCGATAAACCAAATGGAAGTCGGCAAGGTGTTGCGTGACAAGTTAATTTCCCCGCTGGGCGAGGAAGGAAGCGAGGGTGTACAACGCTCCGCGCAGTTCGCTCAAGCTGTAAGGGACGCCCCAAGCACGATCAAAAAGGCAACTGGATTCAAGCGATTTGAAAAACTGCCCGACGTATTACCGGCGGATAAGGTCGAAAAGGTTGAGGTAATTACCGAAAGTCTTGCGCGAAGGGCGCAATATGAGAAAATGTCGGCAGAAGGCATGAAAAAGGCTAAAGAGATAATCGGTGACGAAATCTTTATGTTGCCGTCTACAGGGCCGCTTAATCAGACATACATGATATTTAAGACGGCATTCAACCGATTGGTTGGTAAAATGGACGAAAGATCATTTAAGGCTCTACATGGTATTATGCGTGATCCACAAGAGGCCGCTAGATTACTGGAACAAGTGCCTCTCGCAGAAAGACAGGCATTGCAAAAGACGCTGGAATTAGCGCAGACAGCCGGTATTCTCTCGGCCCCACAAACAACTAAAGCAGGGGACTTCTAATGATTACAAGAAATCCTCTTAAGCATATTATGATACCGTTACATGCTAGAGAGACATGTATTGTAACGGAATCGGGAGGGTAGTTCAATCTCTAGGGACGGCGCAGGTACGTACACGCTTCCAGCCGGTAATCCTGTCGTAACAGGTACAACCATTAGCTCAACGGTGCATAACAACACCATGACTGACATAGAGACTGAAATCACGAACTCTATAGATAAGGACGGTCAGACAGTATGGACAGGCACACAGGACAGCAATGGTAACAAGATCATACTCGACGTTGACGGGGATTCCTCGATCACGGCGGATACTGACGACGTTATAGACATTGAAGTTAAGGCGGTTGATGCAGTCAAGATTGGCTGGCAGTCGGTTGCTAACACTGGGTTTATCTCGATTGATCCTGCTGCATTCACGGCTGACGCTACTGAAAACACGCATAGATTGGCAATGCTCAACAGCAATGCAATCACTATCCCCACCGGTACTACAGCCCTGGTATCCGCTGTTTATCTGACTGAGCCGAATATCACGGCCACTGGAACGGTTACAACTGCGGCTACCATGTACATAGCTGGTGCGCCAAGTGAAGGCGCTACTAACTGGGCATTATGGGTCGATAGTGGTGACGTACAGTTTGACGGGGCATTGACAGTAAGTGGAACGATCACGGGTAATTTGACCGGCAACGTAACAGGTAATGTTACAGGCAATGTTACAGGTAACGTAACAGGTAATGTTACAGGTAACGCCAGTGGCACCGCAGCAACGGTCACAGGCGGAACACAAGCATCCATCACGAGTGCAGCCAATTTGGTCACTGTAGGAGCGCTGGATTCAGGTTCGATTACGTCAGGATTTGGGTCTATTGATGTAGGCAGTAGCGCCATTGACGGTGGTGTAATTACTGCTGATACAAATTTTGCGGGGCCGCTAACTGGAAATGTTACAGGTAACGCATCAGGTACGGCAGCGACAGTCACAGGCGCTACACAGTCAGCTATCACCGCAGTTGGTACACTTACCTCGTTGGTGGCTACTACCGCAGACATTAATGCGGGTACAGTGGATGCTACTATCGGCGGGACTACTCCTGCTGCGGGGACATTCACCACACTTACTTCTACCAGTGAGGTAAGTACCAAGACTGCGCCAAGCATATCGACTAACGTCCTTGCGCTGGATATGTCGGCTAGCTCCTTTTTCGCCACATCCCTTGACGCTAATATAACGTCCTTCACGGTGACGAACATCCCTGCTTCTGGTAAGTTGGGCATTATTGTCCTTGAACTTACCGCAGACGGTACAGCTAGGACGATCACATGGACGTTCAACAACATCGCTGATGCTGATAAGACAGTTGATTGGCCGGGAGCTACCGCGCCTACCCTGTCCGAAGCCAACGGTGATCGGGACACATTTGTATTCTTTACCTACGACGGTGGGGAGACTTGGAGTGGTAGCACCTTTGGACAGGCTGTGTAATGAGGTCTGCTTGGGATGATATAGGCAAGGCGTATTTTGAGCAGAAGAAATATGGCGTTGCTGAAAAATATGTCAAGCGTCACCTTAACGAGTACCCGCGTGACGCACAGGGTTGGATTAAGTATGGGAAAATCCTAACTAATACGGAGCAATTCTCTTGTGCTGAAAAGGCTTTCTTGACGGCTATAAGCCTTAATGACCGCCCTGATTACTATCTGGATTTACAGTTGCTGTACACGCTAACGGCAAACGAGGAAAAACACAGTGCCGTAGTAAAGAAGTTGCAAGCCACTATTCCAGACGACAAGAGGTTTATTTTCAATTACGCATGGGACAAAATTAAGGCTGGGGATACCTACGGTGGCTGGGCTGACTTGGAGGCTGGGCGTGATCTCGGATACTTCGGCAACTGTTATGACGATACAACAGAGCAGAGGCTGACGGACGTATCTCAAGTTCAGGGCAGCACCGTAGCAATCATAGGCGAAGGAGGTCTTGGTGACGAGATAATCGGGGCCAGATATGCTGACGTTATCCGCAAGCATGGCGGTACGCCAATCCTCATTTGTTGTGAAGCTCTGCACTCTATTCTCGGTCATTTGGGGGAGTGCAGGACAATGAAGGATAGAGGCGAGTTTGATTATTACACTCCGACGCTTGGATCAGTGCCGGTGTTCAAGGAAATTCCTAACGAGGTCTATTTGTGTCCGAAGGATGAGTATGTTGCCAAGCATCGTATATATTCTGACAAATTGAAAGTGGGTATCTGCTGGCATGGCAATACTGAGTATGAGTGGGAGCAGTACAGGTCTGTGTCTAAGGACGCGCTCTTTAACCTTGCTTCCGACGAGGTTGATGTTTACTCGCTTCAGCAGGACGATACAGACCAAAACCTAGATAGTTGGGACGATACACTAGGAGTAATAGCAAACCTCGATATGGTAGTTAGCTCATGCACTTCAGTAGTTCATGCTGCGGGAGCGATGGGTAAGCGGGTTCTAGTGTTAGTACCGCTTGCACCGTACTACCTCTGGACGACTAAAGAGGATTGGTATCCAGAAGTTACAACGATGCCGCGCACGACAGGCAATAAAGAAATTACGGAGTGGATATGTCAGTAGTTGCAAAGTACCTTCTTGGCGTTGGTGGCGCTCCTACTAGCGGCGGGGAACTATGGTCTTGGGGTGATAACACCCACGGGGGTTTAGGTCTGGGGGATGTAACGCACAGATCATCACCTGTTCAAGTTGGCTCAGATACGGATTGGCTGACTACTGCCGGTGGTCGGTATCACCAGATCTTCTTAAAAACTGACGGTACTATCTGGACAGTGGGACGGAATGATGAAGGACAGCTAGGGGTGGGGGACACCACTGATAGAAGTTCCCCTGTTCAAGTTGGCACAGATACAGACTGGGCGATTGCGGAAGCTAACGGGTTTGGCTGTTTCGGCACAAAGACGGATGGCACACTATGGAGTTGGGGTCTGGGGTCTTATGGTGCACATGGTCAAGGCCATACATCTAATATTTCATCACCTGCACAAATAGGAGCGTTGACGGACTGGGATCCCGACGATGTAGAAGCAAACTGGAACACAGGGCAATCTTCCGGCGATGTTCGCATTAAGTCTGACGGGACAGCATGGGGTTGGGGATACAATAGGTGGGGCAAGAATGGGACGGGTGACATAACGCATTATTCGTCACCTATCCAGTTAGGTAGTGGGGATACTGACTGGGCTAAGGTGCGGAATGGAAACAACTCCACCGCTATCATAAAGTCAGATAATACGCTATGGAGATGTGGCTATAACAACTGGGGTGAAATGGGCCACGGTGACCAAACTCACAAAAGCTCGCCCGTACAAGTTGCAGGAGCGTATGACGATGTGGCTATAGGCGATAGTCATATGGTCGCGTTAAAAACAGATGGAACCCTATGGGCTTGTGGTTGGAACTACGCTGGCACGATAGGGCAGGGCAACACCACTAACTATTCGACGTTACAGCAGATAGGTAGCGATACTGATTGGGATAGAATATCAGTAATAGGGTATAGCGGGACTATAGCCGTAAAAACTAATGGGCAAGTCTACTATGCAGGGAAGAATGAAGAAGGACAGGCAGGAAATGGAGCAGCAACGAACCTTTCAACCCTAATTGCTGTAGGCGTGGCGGACGAGTGGGAAGTCACCAACCAGAGGTATCGAACTTTTTCCAGGGGTAGGTCGTGGATAAAAGCATGAAGCTGAATCTGGGCTGCGGGTTTAATAAGCGAGAGGACTACATTAACGTAGACTGTAACGAGTATTGTATGCCTGATATTGAGGTTGATCTGGACAAAACCGAATGGCCTTGGGGTGACGACTCTGTTGATGCCGTTGACCTAACCCACACACTTGAGCATTTGGGTGAGACAACAGCAGAGTTTTTCCATGTGATGAAAGAACTCTACAGGGTGTGCAAGTCAGGCACAGTCATCGACATAGCTGTTCCTCACCCAATGCACCATGCTTTTATGGACGATCCGACGCATGTACGACCTATCACACCTGACTGTCTGGATATGTTTAATAAGAAGCACAATTCTGATGATATAAAGGCAGGAGGTTACGAGTCAAAACTAGGGATAATGCTGGGTATTGATCTGAGGATAGCTGGCGTAAAATATCTTTTAGAGCCGAAGTGGGAACTCTTGGTGCAGAATAACCTAATGTCGGATGTTGAAATGGTGCAGAAAATGACGACTGAGAATAACGTATGTATGGAAATGTTGATAAAGCTTGAGGTGGTGAAATGAACAGTTTTTGGTATGTAGAAGACGGGGTTCCTATAAAAAACATAGGTAGACCAAGATCATTCAAAGGGACGAGTTTTGCCCCAACGGCTACTGATGATAATTTTAGCGGTGCAGGACTGTACCGCAACGTCGAATGGGCAGGGACGTATGATCAGCGAATTGAAACGCTATCAGAGCCAAGGTTTATTGTTGATGAACCTACCAAAGAGGTTCGGGTTGAGTACGATATAGTAGCCAAGTCTCAAGCTGAAATTGATGATTATGATGCTGCTTTCACCAAAGGAGTGCAGGATGCTGCCGACGCAGTAGCACTACAGGCCGAAAAGGATACAGAGTTCGCCAGTACAATCCCAAGCTGGGCGCAGGTTGATACAGCCATTACGAATATCAGTAACCTTGCGGAAGCTAAGGCTTTTCTGCGTAAGTTAGCGCGAGTGGTGTATTTAACAAATAGAAACAAGATTGACTAAGGAGCAATATGCGAACCTATACACCACCGCTGATATTCAGCATTCCGGCAGGGAGTAGGACAGATCACCTAAACGCAGAATAATGACTTATTACGCAAACGAAAGCTACGGCCCAGATCCTTGGCACACATATGATTTGTCTGCCCGATATGGCAGCTCAGACATATTGCTGGTTCTTGTTCACGGAGGTGGATGGACGCAGGGTGATAAACGGGCAGGGAATTTTGACAGCGGAGAGTGTCTAAAGTACGTGTCAGAAAGGTATGGAATGAGTGTTGCGTCAATAAATTATACGCTTGCCACCGACGAGACACCAACAGCACCAATCACTGTAGACAATCCTTCAACCGGCAGACCTTTTGCGAATGTGCTTCATGCCAGTCAGTTACTTCGGAGAAAAACGAAAGCAAGAAGAGTAATTCTTCTGGGGTCATCGGCTGGGGCAAACATAGCAGCGTTGGCGTACCAATTCTGGCCTATAGAATTTGAGGGTTTTATAGGTTTTTACGGAGTATATGACTTGCTGGCCAATGATTTTAGCTCCATTGTGAAAGAAAGAATTGACATTTACACGGGCAAGCATTTTGACAAACTGCAAGGCGGCTCCCCCATGTACAGATCATTCCCAGAATCCTTTTTGTTGTTCCACGGGGCAGAAGATGAACAC